TGTTTGCCATGCTTATGTGCTTGCCGAATGGCTCTGACATCCTCACGTTCGCCCTGCTTCGAGTCTATTTTCATACTGGCTAGGTAAGCCGCATCATCCCATGGCTTAGCTGTTTCCTTTTCAATGACTACTGGGAATTGCCATTCGCCATGTTGGCGCCTTTCCAGTAACATGCGATGTAGCTCTGGTTCATCGCCAGTAGCTAGCACTCTATGATCCCCGTCAAATGTCTTGACTGCGTACACTAGACAACACCCCCGCTAATTCCTTTTCGTAATGAGCATGTATCTCATTCGTACAATTTGGGCATGGCCCAAACGTGAAACCATAACTCCCAAGTGGTTGCTGAACAACTTTACTACCATGACATAATTCGCAACTCATACACTTCTGACTCCTTCCATGTTGTCAAACAGCAATTGACAGTTAGTGTCCTTGGTATATAAACGATCAATTGTCTGACCACTATACATGTTTTCTAACTGGCTTCGTGTATTGTTGGTAGTGATAATCGTTGCTAATTTGCCATCGTTAATGTTAAGATTCCATCTGGCATTGGCAACGTCATACATCAACGTACGTAAATCTTTGTGCACTGGCTTGTAGAACCCTTTTTCAGTCGGCTTGCCACCTTCAGTACCAAAGTCGTCTAGCACCAACACGTCGACTTTTTTCATGTCCTTTAGAACATAGTTTAAGCGTTCTCTGACATCTGGCGCATCGTATTTCTCGTTGACCAGCCGTAGCAACTCAGCTGTTGAAACAAACATTGCTGTCTGTCCTACGCTCATTAGCTGATACATAATTGCTAGCGCTAATGACGTTTTGCCAACACCAGGGCCGCCTGCAAGTGCTACGTTGAACTGGTTAGTCTCTAATTGCCTAGCTAACTTAAATGCTTGATTACCAAGTTCTCTAGCTTTAGCTTGATTAGGCTGTTTATCAACCTGCCAATCATTAAAGCTAAATCGTAGTGGCACACCTCCGGACCAAACTGACATGTGATAGTAATACCGTTTCCGATTAGCAATTACGCCCGCATTCGCCCGATCAATTGTTTGATGATCCAATTCTTCTTTGGTTGGCAACTTAGTTGTATCAATTCCTCTAGCCGCTACTACTTTCTGAATCGTGGCTTGATTGAATAACTTCGTTACATTTTCCATTAGCCAAACCAGTCCTCTCGTGTTTGTGGCGCAACATTAGTCGGGCGATCACGTTCAGCCTGACCCATGAGCGTGTCATACTGCTTGCGTAACTTTCCTGCCGATAAAATGTTTGCTTGCCAGAATGAATTATCCTGTGACCAATCTACTAGCCAATCTAATTTTTCATAATCACGATGATCACGTTCGTGTGCCAATCGAATATCATTAGCCCATTTTTGTAAGTTTGGTTCTTTAAAGTCAGGTTGCCGTTGCTTAATTCTGGTCAACAAATGACTAGCAATTTTGTACGGCTGAGAAGACGGGTCATAATTTGGCTTTGCCAAATGGTGACTATCTTTGTTTACCTTACCTTTACTAACCTTACCTAACCTATCCTTACCTAACCTAACCTCGGTATGACAATTGCCTACCAAGTGTCCGTCATTTGGTTGACCATTGGTTGACACTTGACTACCAAAAGTTAATTTACTATAACTATCGTCTTCATTTAGCTCTAATTGTTTAAGCTCACTAGTATATTTCGTGGGGTGCTTACGATCTGATCGGATGTAATTATGAATATGCCAATCTTTAATCACAGTGACGCCATTCTCAAACGGAATAAGGTACTGCTTGGCTAACAAAATTTTCAAATCATCATCACTTGAACCAGTCATCCGCATAATAGATTTTGTATTACCCACAAACCCATCATCATCAGCATGCATATTCAAATGAAAATATAGTAGCTGAGCTGACTTAGGCATATCCATAAACAAATCAGAATCCGTGATCGTATTACTAAACATTCTTCTCTGTGCCATCTCTTAATCCTCCCTTATTTACTAGTAGGCATTCCACCTACCCGGTGTATTAGTCACTGCTGTATTTACCTTTCAAGCCAATTCGTTTTAACGTTTCTTTATCTAGTTTTATGCCATCTACCGGAACGTGGTATTTTGCACTAAATGCCACGGAGCCAATTTGCTCAATCTCGCTGTGATGGACTCGACACAATGCCATAACGTGCCGTTTGGTGTGGTCAACGTGTGTTCTGTTCAAGCCAGCTCCGATAACGTCTACATGATGAATATCAGCACGATTACCACAGATCATGCAAACTCGGTGGCGGCAACATTGAAACAGATAATATTCTTGCTCACGCGGCAATAGCTTATAGCCTTCCTTGAACGGCACGTGCCACTCAAACATGAAGTCGATGACTAGGTCTAGTAACTGGTTAGCGTCGCTCACAGACGATTCTGTGGTGTCTGACAGGCTAATCTGTTTGCCAAACGTATATGACTCATACTGCAAATAAAACAAGTTTTTCAAGAAGTCTGTCGGCATACCTGACCACGTATAGATGTCACTAAGCAACGCGAAGAACAAGCGTCGCTGTTGTGGCCTAGCTTTACGTGTGTCAGCTATTTCCCAATCCACATAAAATTGGCTGTAGGAGCCGCTAACGGTCTCTATATGGTCTAAATTAGGCTTCTCATCTAACCGTGTAACCAAATAGTATTGACCATTCTGCTCAATTAACTGCGCTCGTGACTGTTGCATCTAGTCACCCCAATGTTTGGAAGCTTTGTTTAATAACCAGTTCAAATTAGAAGGGCGATCCGTCTGGAATTGGGGGAAAACCGCCGCCATGGTAACTATTAGCTGATTGACTACTATATCCTGGGGCTTGCGTATTACCAGCATTACTACTTGCTGGAGTGCTGAATCCATTCCCCTGTTGGCTATTAGTCGTCGTGCCAAAACCACCACTTGTGCTTTTGTGATTGCCAAAGCCACTATTTCCTGTATTGCTACTGCCTGCTGGCCGCTTAACACCATTCGGTTTGCTACCATCCTGCATAAACGGCTCGTAGCTTTTAACCGCTAAATAGGCTTTTCCGTTTGAACCAGTATCCCAATCAACCGTGATTGCCAATTGATGCCCTACTGCTTGACTGACAAACTGTTCAATTGAATCAAATGCCGTGCCATTACTTGCGCCTAAAGCTACTGCAATGGTGTTAAAGCGTTTAGCGGATAACTTGGCTTTGTCCTCCGAAGTACTGTCCCAAACCTCATTATCAAACCGGATTAGGCCACCTTTGTACGGGCCGTCTAAAACCTCATAGTCAAAAATTGCCATGGGCTTGCCAGCCTCTTTGGTTTTCGTGTATTGCGAACTAGACGCGATAACCACATTATATTTACCTGCTTCTTCGACAGTTTGTCCGAAAGTGTTATTTGAATCTACTGTAAAAAGTGCCATTTTATTTTGCTCCTTTAGTTATTTGAATTAATTCATTTGCTTTAATCAATTTGCGATTATCAATTCGGTTCTTGGCGTGATTTCCCTTTTCGGGATCTAAATCAACCATGCGTTCACCACCCGTCAAATAGATCCGTCCAACGAGGTCAAACATACTAGTAAACGCATTGAACGTCTTTTCGTTCATGTCAGCTTGGTATCTACCTTCACCACTAATACCTGATGAACCATTGTCAAGTTGATGAGCAGTAGCGTATACAGACTTGCCACTTTCTTTCAAAATCGTACCGAGATCTCTAAACCACAATTGTAATTTTTGATAATTCTGGCGATTGTCCTTTGCGGCATTATCAATATTTTCTAATACCAAGTTTTGAAGTGCTGTGATATTGTCTAATACAATCACCTGATACTTAGCATCTGAAATTCCTTGCATGACATATTGTTCAACCATTGCCTGGATATTCGGCATATCATGATGTTCAAAGATAATAACATCGACGTCCTTATCGCCAATCAAAACATTGCTCGACATATCGAAGCTGAACAACAACTTGTGACCTACAAACTGTTTCACTACACTGGTCTTACCGGTACCACCATCACCATATATGAAGTACATATTGGGTATCACCGGAATGTTGCCATCCGCATAAAACTTCATCTACATCACTGCCTCAAATTTAATACCATTCTTTTTCATATATGAAGACAACCCCCACATCTGGTCTTTAGTGGCTGTAATTTTCAAAGTTCGAGTAAGGGACACTACTTCTCCGGTGTCTGTATCGACAATTTTACCGGTACTCGTTTCTTGCTGATGCTCTGCCGCCACTTGCTGTTTAAGCTCTCGCTGACGTTCACGTTCTTTGGCTGATTCAACTTGCCGGTCAATTGCCTGTAACAAGTACTGGACGTCCTGCCCTTGCTTCAACTGGTCAATCCATGGGATGGGATCAACGTCGACTGCTTGAGCATACTTGGTAATCATCGTTGTGACAGTAGCCAACTTATCCTTGGCTTGCTTCACCACCGTCATCGACGATGCAACTTCTTGAGTGATTTGTTTGTTGCTGATGCTCTTATTCAGCCAACGAGGATCGAATTCAATTTCATCCACCCCAACGTCGTAATTGGGTGCCATTTCAGCAATCAAGCTCATCACGTCAGCTTTGCGTTGTTCACGGCGTTGAACCTCCAGCTCACCAAGCCCTTCATCAATCGGATCAATGATCATGTCGATGCTGGCTTCAAGCTTTTTTACCTCGGATTCAAACTCACGTAATGGTTGATTATAATTGCGCTTGATTTCTTTGCGCCGATCATCAAGCGCCTTTTTGAGCTTGTTCAATTTGGCTCGCACTTGCTTGCTGTCAGTTACGTTATCTTCGGTAATTACTAAATTTGAGTAACGCGATACATATTGCGCAATGGACGCCTGCAATCCTTCCAAATTGTTAATTTTAATTGGTACCGGTTGATAGTCCACCGTGTAGTCTGGCAGATTAATTACTTCATTCGCCATTATTCAAGCCCCCGTAATTCGTTCAATTCTGTTTCACTCTTATCCAACATCTTGTACAACTTGGCCAGCGATTCGCCATCACTGATCCAAACACTGTTGATAACATGCTTTAGAAACTTGATGTGATTGTTCACGATTTCTTCCATAACTACCGTCCTCGCTTTCTTAGCACTTGCAAACGAGACTGCTTTGGAATAGAGTAGATGTTGGTGCTGAATATTTTTTCCATTAGTCCATCGTTAGCCGATACTAGCGATGGTTTTTTTGCGCTCGTTTCCAGTTGTTAACTGATAAAACTGATACTTTTGGCATGATTATTCCTCCTACTTGAGCACTTGAATACCATTGGTAATAATCTCGAATTGTTGTCCATTTTGTTCAATTACAGCTACATCTTTTTGAGTGCGCAATGTGAACGGAATTTTTTTAATATCCACTACTTTGCCAACGCCGGCTTCTCGTATTAATTGGCCGCAACTATACTCAGCCTTGAAACTCACCCGATCGCCTACATGAACTTTCATGATCATTCCTCCATTTCTAATGCTTCTTGCCAATCAATGACATATCCGCCACCAGGACACTTGCTAACTGAAATATCTTCTTTTGATAGTGTGTTGATAACGCCGATACTAATTCCAGACTTGTTCCAGATGATTGAGTGATGGCCTGACAAACTAGCAATATTCATTTCACTTAGTAAATCATTTGCTTGTGCCTTGTCAGCATTGGCAACTAATTTATTGCCAAGTCCAACAAATGCATCTGTGTCTCTTACCATTACATTTCCTCCTTAAATTTCTCGTTAAATGGTTTAAAACGTTTTTGAATTTAGGTATTTTTCAAGTTCCTTACGTTCAATGCGTTTTAGTCTGCCAATGCTAGTTACCTTTAAACCGTCATTAATCATCTTATAGACTGTATTTACACTACCAATGTGAAGCTCTTCCATCACTTGCTGATAAGTAAGCCATTGAATCTCCGTTTTACTCATATCATTTCCTCCTTAAATTCCAAACCAGTTTCTAATCTCACGACGCTTGTACCATACGGATGTTAGCGCCCAGGTTAATACCGCTACTTCTACCATGGCAATTCCTCCTTATGAGTTGAATCATCATCTGCCCGCCTAGGTTTTAATTACTCAAATTTTGATGATTCAGTAACCATTTTTCGACTGCTGGGGCGTACCACTTTCCGTCTTCTTCAGGCTTTGGGAATCCTTCTTTGTCGCGATAGTGCTTGTCGAATGCATCAACTTTGATTCCAAACTCAGAGTAGAAATCTTTACGTCCAATCATTTTATGATCAACAGCTTGTTGACTACGCCCATCCGCGATTCCTTGTTCATATGCTTGCGTGAAAAGATTCGACAAAGCACTTATTAAACTGTCCATCCTGGTCACTCCTTTCGGTGTACCTTTAATTGTTAATTCCACCCAACTCGCCTCCTATGCTGGCTCCTTGTCTAATCGAAGTGACGTCTGACGAATAATTGTCTTAGTGGCTGTAGATGGCTCCCAATCGTTGATGAAGTCCATTACCATCTGGTAGTCCTTCTTGCGTAGCATTGACCGAGCACTCACGTTAGCAATCTTCTTGACGCCACCATTAATATCCTTAAATAGCTCGCCACGCTGTTTCTGTGTGATATGCCCATAACTGTGAGCCACTTCTGACACCCGTTGGTTAACTCGACGGCTAAGTGCGCTGTATTCAGGATTAGGAATAACTTGGTTCTCTTTTAGGTCTTTCACATCGCCCTCTACACTGTCTAGGCGCTGATTAGTTTCCTCATTGGCTTGCAGCGCCAATCTGGCAATCTCTCGTGGCGATGTTGGCAATTTTGTTTGTTCTTCCATAGAGTTGAATGCCTCAATGTATTTGAGCTTAAACGCATCCGCCTTTTTACCTGTAAACCCGAAAGCAATGAAACTGAACCCGTCACGATTCATGTAATACATTGGATTAGATTTACCACTTCGGTCTTTATAAAATCCCTTGGAAAACATCGAATCGTACTGGGCTGAATTTTCAGCTGAGTCAAGCTTATTCTCAATCGCTTGGACTACATTTTTATGTTGCTTATCAAATACTTCTGCTACCTGCAAGCTACTGGTAACGGCTTGCTTATTCTTCATAATTACTAAATCATTCATGTGGATCATCCCTTTTGTTTTTTGGTAGTATAATTTAAATGTTCCAGAAAGGTGGTGAAAATAATATGAAATATTCACGAGATCAACTAATGCAAACCATTTCCTCGGAAACAGATAAAGTTTGGGATAACGGTGCTGCTCTTGCCCTAATCTCTTTTGTCAAGGAAGAGATTGAATCGACTGGTCAGCCTTTATCTCAATCCCAAACAGACGCGTTGGCAAAATCTTTAACATACATTTCAAAAGCAAACACTAAAAATTCTTTAATTGCTACTTTTAATGTGTTTACCACTCTTGGAATCTTTAAAGCCAACTAGTTTGCCACTTGTTATTTTTGAAGCTTCTATTTTTTTAATAAAGGATTCACATATTGCAGATGTGGATCCTTTTTTGTTTTGTTCCTTCATAAAATCATTCCTTTCTATGCTGGTTGCTTGTAGTCCATTGGCGTAAACAAAAACTTGATTTCGTATTCAGGAAAAAACTTTTCTTGAATTTTTAAAGCTTCTGTAAATTTGAACGAAGACTTGCCGTTTATTTTGTCAGCCACCGTCTGGTATCTAACATTCAACAGATCAGCAATATCTACTAAAGAAACGTTTTTTTCTTTTCTGACATTGTTAAGATTATTCAACATATTTTCCTTCCTTTCTAAGTACGAAAATTCGTATGTTTTAATAAAAAAATAAATGCCCTCCTTGAACATGACCTAATGATATACGAATTTTCGTATCGAGTCAATACAAAAATTCGTATTTTTCTAAATAATTTTATATACATACGATTTTTCGCATGGTACAATAGACACATATTAAGGGAGTGAATGGATTTGAATAAAGAAGAATATTTAAAAGATTTAATTGAAATCAAATACGGTAACGTTAAATCTTTTTCGGAACATGCCGGATTAAAATACACCACCGTTCGTTCAATTCTAGAACGTGGGGTGTTAAACGCTAAAGTAGAAAACGTTATAAAAATTTGTGATGCCTTAGGCATAAAGCCAGAAGACATTTTAAAAGTAGAAGATTCCATTATTAATGATACCAATAAAAAGATGATTCAATTAAACCCTGATCGTCAGCAAAATGTTTATAACTACGCTGACAATCAATTAAAAGAGCAAAACAGTAAAGTTGTTAACTTGCCACTTGTTGGTAAGTCAGCCGCTAACCCTGCTGAATTGACCTATGGCGATGTAGAAATTGAACACGACGACTTCACCGACGTTCCACACGGGGCAGATACTGCCATCCGTATACAAGGCGATTCGATGGAGCCACTGATCCACGATGGTCAAATTATCTTTTACCATCAACAAGAGGAAGTTGAAAATGGTGAGATTGCTATTGTTGAAATCGATGGTGACGGCGTTACTTGTAAGCAAATCTACTATGACTACACTTCCGATGAAGTCATCTTGCGATCTATTAATAAAAAATACGAACCACGTCATGTTAAAGATGACCAGGTACGTATTATAGGCAAAGTTATATTATAGGAGCTTATTGCTCCTATGCTTTTACACCAAAAAGAACGCATGTTCTACATATTTAGCGGTATTATACTTACATAAGACCAGATACGGATGTCGGTAAAAGCTGGGGAATTTGGAGGAATTATTGTAATGAGAAAAATTATTATGGCCAGTTCTGTTTTATTAGGAGGACTGTTACTTGCAGGTTGTGGAAATTCGAGTGCATCGAGCAAGGGCTCATCGAGCACTGTCAAATCTTCGAGTAGTTCAAACATCAAAATTACCAATAGTGATATTTCCAATCTGCAAGATGGCACTGCTGATTCATTAACAAAATCCAACTACAAAAAATATGCCAGTTCTTTGGTAAACTCATATTCAAGGGATTCCGATGACTATCACAAAAAGCATATCTCTAACTCAAATACCAACCCTAAGAAGGGAGATTACCAGATTTCAGTTAAAAATGGACTTGAAGTGACCTATTTATCAAATTTAATTGATATTCCCGATCAAAATATTAAGGGCTTAAAACTTTTTAATACGCAGTACTGGTTATCCTCTATTGATAAAATAAGCAAGTCCTCATTAAACCAAATTGTATCTGGCAGTGACGATACAAAACCAGTGTTTAATAGTGATAATGACACTATTAAAGATGGTGATGCTGTGGTTATGGTAACAGTTGAAACTGATTTCAAAAATACAACTGATCAAACGCTTAGTTACGATGGCTTATCTGGATACGCTGGTGGAGATTACGACTTCACTACTCCAGATGGCAAACAATTCGATCGTGAAAAGGTTTTGTACAATGACGAAACTGCTGATGTAGATGTGCAAGCGGGAAAAACTGTAGAAGATAAAGACATGATTGTTATTCTCGCTACAGGTAAGAATCTCAAAGCCGCACTCAATAAAATTCCAAACACCTACTTACAAATTAAAACTGCTGGGGCCGAAACTAAAGACTATGATCAAATCGACGGAACCCGAACAATTAAACTTAACTTAAAACACTAAAACCGACAATTAGGGGTAAAAGTCATGGAATTGTATGTAGGAAAGTACAGCACACACGTGTTCGACTTTACCATTGTAATTGGCATCATTTGCTTCATAGCGCTAGTCGTCATGTTAGTTTACTGGAATCACAAGCGAAAATAGCACCCTGCCCACTACCAGCCTAGCGGGCAACATGCGAGCGTAGTTCAACGGTAGAACAGTACTCCTTTGAGTTGCTGACTAGATACTATGCAGATGCAGGTCCGACTCCTGCCGCTCGCATTGTACGTTAATAGCAAATAATTATGGAGGCACCTATGAATATTGATATCACAAAACTATTAGATTGGGGATTGATAGTACTATCTCTTTACTTAGTTGTGGATACACTTCTGCAAACAAATCATAAAAACCCCTACAACATGTTTATAATAACCCTCAAATTAATAGTTGCCATCATCGTGGGATTATTTGGTATGTACACAACTTTTTACAACATCTATTGAAACTTCTGTTAACATGCGAGCGTAGTTCAACGGTAGAACAATGTTCCAAGTCTTGAAGCCCATTCTTTCTTGGAGTACTATGCAGGTCCGACTCCTGCCGCTCGCGTTTAAATTTTTGAATATAAAACTTAACAATTATTGGAGATGGTTAGATCGATGAATTTCAATTGGAAATATGCTCTTGTGAATAATATTGACTTTTACCCATTTTTCATAGCGCTGGCATTGGAGGAAACATATCCAAAATCAATATTTGCAGATTCACTATGGATATTGCCAGTTATCTTTATATTTTCATTAATAGCCCATTTTACTCTATATAAACCAGCTATTGAAAGTAATCCTTCACTTGATCAGAAACATTACACTTCAAGCCTAGTCTCGTGGCTGATAATGATCGTAGGAGTTATTGGAATTATATTTGCTGTTTTCTACTATCATTTTCATTCTCCTTTAATGTGGATTGCTTTGTTGGCATTAGTTCTTTTAAGAGATACATTCGCTAATAACGACCTGTAAGGAGCAAAAAAGCACATCCCCTCCCGCCAAGAAGATGGATGTGCTACCAATAAAAGCCAGTGGATTGCTCCGCTCTTTTTACATACATAATATTATCACAACTAAGGAGGTGATGCCTGCAAGTCCTTAAAATTCTACCCGCCTAGGTGAAATTTAAGGAGGAAATATAAATGGCAAGTATTAAAAAGAAAAATGGCAAATGGGCCGTTCGCGTTAGTTACTATGATGAATTTGGCAAACGGCACTTTAAAAACAAGAGTGGCTTTTCTCGTAAAAAAGAAGCTGAACAGTGGGCAACTAAATTGGAACAAGCTAAGTTTGACCAATCCATAGGAAAAACCGATACAACGACAGTCTTTACAGATTACTACGAGAAATGGTTAGAAACCTATAAATTTGGCAAAGTTTCCCGAATTACAGAACAAGAATATCGATATACTCTTCGCCAAATTGCTGAGTTACTACCCAACGTTCAACTGTCGTCAATGACAAGGCTGCGTTATCAACAATTTATCAATGAATTTGTGCACGGTAATGCCAAGCAACGTGCACAGCGACAACTGACAGATAATCAACCATATCATAGCAAGTCATCTGTTGAAAAATTGCATGGTCACATTCATGCTGCAATTATCGATGCCGTAGCTGATAATTTAATAAAGACCGATTTCTGCTTACATGTTGAATTAGGTGGCCACTCCGGTAAACCAGCACAACTAAAATACCTTGACGCGAAAGACATGCAAACACTAGCCGCTGAGGTCAATAAAAATATCAAGCTAATTTCTACTGGAAAATCAATGATCTACACCGGCCTACTAACTGGTATGCGAGTAGCCGAAGTTTCTGCGCTCACTTGGACTGATATCGATTGGCAAAATAAGACTATCCGCGTTAATAAGTCATGGGATTATGTTTATGGTCAAAAATTCAAGAAAACCAAAACTGAATCGAGTATTCGGACAATAACCGTAACTGACGATCTTTTAAATCATCTTAAGACGCTACACGCTTTACAGATGGCAGCTAAATTGGACAACCCAGATCATTTAGTTTTCATGAACAAGCGTGGTCGTATTCCCTCTCCAGGAGCATGTGATAACCTGCTCAAAAAATACTCCGACTCATTGGGGATTAAACGGATTAGCTTTCACGGGTTGCGGCACACCCACGCTAGTTACCTGCTCTACTGTGGCGTGAAGATGGAATACATTTCCAAACGGTTAGGCCATAAGAACAGTTTCATCACTCGTAATGTCTATGCTCATATGATTAAAGAAGACCAGCGGCAGGAAGACAAACGGACCTTAAAAGCCCTCTCTCAGGTCAACTAACATGGTGCACTTTTGGTGCACTCAACAAAAATGATGGCGCTAAAAGGCTTGATATCAATGATTCAAGTGTACACTCGAAAGTCTGTACTCTCCTTA